GCTATCCAACGTGGCTGCAATGTAATCGTGCAGCGCGGCTTCATCAAACCCCGCGCCCTTAGCCAACGATTTAATAAAGTAAACCTGTTTTTGGCTGGCTTGTTTAGGATGCGCGCTAGACGTTTCACGCCTTATAGGTGCTATTTGTGCATCGGGCTTTTTAGGGTCTTGCCGCGCTTCAATCTCGTTACGACTGGCAATGCTTTTGTTAATACCAAACCCCATGTAACCCAATGCACGGCCTAACGCGCTAGTCATGCCCACCATAAATTCGCTGTTTTTGGTGTATGGGGTTTTGCCCGGGTAAGGCTCGGCAGCTGTAGCAATGCTTGGAATTAGGTCGCTGGCGTCGCGCCAAACGGTAATCGTGCAACGGTAGAACGTCGAGCCATCCGGCATGGTAACTACCTCGGCGGCGGTTTCTTGTATGCGTAGATCAGGGTAACGCTTTAATGCTTCGGCTAGGCGTGTTGGTACGTCTACGTAGTTGTCAATGTTAAAGGCCATTAGCGCCAGTCCTTTTTGCATGTGCCGGGGTGAAAATACAAATAGTGATTTTGCGTTTTACTTACTTTGTAGGCGTATGTAATTACGCCACACTTGCGGCATGGTTTCATGGTCGGGGGCTTTCTGTTAGTCGGGTGAATTAGTTATTTATAGCAGATGCGTATAGCGCGGTTGCGGGCAACATTTCCATAGGCCATAACTCGGCTTGTGGCATGGCGTAGCACGCTAACGGTAAATCAGTAGCCCAACGGCCCACGGTATTGCAGCGCTTAAGGTTTGACCAGCCGGCAAGGTTTACGGTGTAGGTGTCGCGGTCAATGATCGCCAAAATGTATAGCCCGTTTTTATCCTCGGCATGTGTAAGCAAACGCCCGTTGGCATGGTATGTGGCGCGCACCTCGTAACCTGCCACGTCGTTAGCCTTGGGGTCGTAGGCGGTAAAGCCCCACTCGACGCCGAGGTATGCAGCTACGGCCTGTTCGCCGTAACAGCCTTTTAGGTGTCGGTCATAACTTGTACTGGCTACTGGCACGTTGTAGCGGTTTTTCATTTTTCCCGCTTCACACTCCATAGCCTTTTTGTAGGCCACGTCACGCGCATTTAATACCTGTTTAGGTGTAAGCGTAATTAGCGTCATTTCAGCCGCCTAACGCCTCTACAGCCTCGCTAATAGCCTGCCAGCCTGCCTCGTCACCGCTTAGGTCTAAGTCAGTTGCCAACAGTTTTAAGCGCGCTATTAGGTCAGCGTGCTTGGGCTTGTAGGGAATATGTGCGGGCCTGCATATTTCGTCTATTAGGTCAAATACGGCCATTTGGTGTTTTGCCATTGCGTTTGCTGTCGGGTCTAACATGCGTCTGCTTTCCTCGCTAAGCGAGTTATCGGGGTCTATGTACTGTTTTACTTCGCTGTATTCCATGGTAACCAACCGCTGTTACGCCAAATAGCAACCATGGCACGTGTGTTAATTGTTGGGTCGTAAAGATCGTCGCACGTTTCGAGTATGCCCTTGGCTTGCAACCAGCCAGTAGGCCAATACTTGTTAGGGCGGCACCAATACCCGTTAATTTGGTAAATGGAATAACTACCGCCGTTGGTGTCGTATGCGTTAAACGCATCGCTTGTGCATCGGCTTTCACGGTTAGCGACTTTTAGCGCTGTCTCTAACTGATCTTGAGGTAAACCCTCGGCTAGGGCTAATACGGCTACCTGCGTGCATGTGTTCACGTATGCGGGCATTGTGGTAGTTGGTGGGGTTGCCACGTAAACAGTTGTAGGGCTTACGGGGCGGTCTAGTGCGGGGTTTGTAGGCATAGGCAATAGATATGCAATGCCGGCAGCTGTAAGAGTAAATATCGCGGTAAACGCGGCTTTAAGTGCAAGGGTCATAGTTTCTCTAACTGGTAGGGCGTTTGCCATGTACCGCCGGCAATGGTTTTAAACGCAAGTTGGCTGGCTAATACTTCGAGTGTGTCCGGGTTCCTAAAAATCTGTACTAATACTTCGCGCCCGTTTTCTAGTTTGCCTACAAATGCTTCATAGGTAAAGGTTTGTAGTTCAGTCATGCGCGGTAAACCTCTTTTCGTCGGTAGCAAAACGGTAGTAGGCGCGTGTTACGCGGTGGGGGATGCTGGCGCTAATCCTTGTAGGTATTGGGTTACCGCTGGCGGTACTTTGTCACCGGGCCAGTAAAACCAATGCCATGGCTCGGCTGGCATTACCTCTAATGACCACCCAAAACTAGGCCCGATGTCGCACATAAAGGTAAATGTTTCGCCTGACATGTTGGCAAAATCTACGGCCAACCCAAGGTTATGGCGTGACGTGCCGGGTACAGCCATAGGTGCGTTGCCGGGTTTTAGGTAATAATTCTTGTTTTCGTACACTCGAGGTTTAACGCCCTCTATTGGTGCCAGTTGGTAACGCGCTAAAAACCCTTGACGCTGTAACGCAATGCTGCGGTAAGTATCACCCGCGCTAATGGGCTTAAATTGTTTTATGCCAGCGGCGAACGCTGCAGCTCTAACCGCGTTGTATGCGTTGGCAGCCAAAGGGTGCAATTTGCCAAACGGCTTTAGGTCTACCAACAGGCTGGCTGGTAATTCACCCGGCTTAACGTGTGCCAAATTGGCAGGTAAAACCAGTTTCTTAATCGGTGGATGCACTCGCGCCCGGCTTACTCTTTAGGCCGTTAGACGCAACCAGCCCGCTAAGTGTGCCAGTAAGAAAAACTAGCAACGTGCTTAACAGGTCAATTAGTTGCGCGTCTGTGGGTGCCTGTTCCGTAGGCTGGTCTACAAATAAAATGCCGTAGATAAATGCCATGACGGTAAACGAAAAACAGATAGCCATTAAACGGCCGACAAAAACTATTAAACCTGCGTGCTGTTGTTCCGGTGTCTTAATCACAAGCGGCCTTTGTAAAGCATTGGTACTCGATATTCGTTTTAGAAACTGTGCAACCACTACAACCCCACAAAACTACGGCAATAAATAGCACGTACCCGATCATGTAACGCCATCTCATTAACTAAGTAGTGCGACTACTTCGTCGGCGGTTAAACCTAGTTTTGCGATTACTTCGGCTTTGGCTTTGGCGCGTTCTTGCTCGGCTTTGGCTAGTGCAGCAAACTTTGCAGCGTCTTTAGTGCGTTGTTCGGCTTCGGCTTCGGTGTAATCACGCTCAATGGCGATACCTGTTTGTGCGTCTAGTTCTAATTTGTCAGCCATAAATCACCTAACTATTTTGATATCCGTAAACGCGAATAGTGCCAGTAAAACTTGTTCCAGCCGTGCGAATTGTAAATCCGTCGTATGCGCTAGCGGTTGTGTGTGCGCCAGCAAAATAATATTGGTTGAATACTCCAGAGTTTTCTATTGCGCCCGATAAACAATTATATTTCGTGGCTACGGCATTATTCGGCGAACCAATGTTCACTACTGAATAATAAGAGGTTGCGTATGCGCTGTCACAAAATCCAACAGAAAACTCATCAGTACCGTCAGGATTTGCACTTGAGCCAACTGTTGTTGAATATGCAAAAATACGATTTGAACTGTAATTTGTTGTGCTGTCGGTTGAACTTGCTCGTAATCTAAAATGCATACCAGCATTTGTTCCAACTAACGCCGTGTTAGAAATTGTTACTAAATAATTTTGGTATGTACTAGTAAAACAATTATCTATGGAAACGCTATTTACCGCGCTAGGTGTTGCTTGCGTAATGTAAGTAAGCCCACCACCAGCAGGCAACCACGCACTACCTGAATAAACCATGAGCGCCGAAGTTGCTTCGATGTAGGCATATTGACCTTGAGCAAGCGTTTTTTCGCCTGTGCCACCGAAAGCGGCATCGCGCGTCACGGTCGTAGCAAAGACAGGAATGCCAGTGTTCACTTGCGTCATCTGTGCAGCTGTCAATACTTCACCAGCAACGAATGCTGGTACTGCGGTTTGTGCGTTGGCTCCCATAAGTACTCCTAACTTAGTGCGTAGATCGTGTCGAGTGTGGAACTGTCAAGAATGAAAAGCTGATAGACGGTCGTCGGGGATGTGTAAATCGTGACCTGATGTGGCTGACTGAACGAGATCCGATGCTCAATGCCCTCAATGAAGGACTCCTGTGCGATCACGCTGGTGGTCGTGGATGAGGTCGTAATGGTCTTCTCAACGCTGATCGTGTCACCGATCTCCAAGATTGCCACATTGTCGCGCTCACCTGTAGAGAGCATCTGGAAGCCTGTGTTCACGCTTGTCAGTGTCGCAGTCGGTTCGCCTTGGATCAGATAAGAAGCAAGTGCCAGAGCTGCAGTGTCGTTGTGGACAAGACTTTCGGTGTAGGCGACAGCTTGGATGAAGTACTTTGCTTGGCTTGCTAGGTCATCAACTGTTTCTGGTCCTGTGGCTCCAAGATGGGTCACGCTTGCACGGTTGATTACTTTGTCTGCGCCGAAATTGATGGATACAGAATCGTAGGGATAGTGGCTTGGATCGTTGTCACCGAAGTCCACAGAAGCTCCAGCAAGTGTTGTGCCGATGCGCTTCTGGAATGTGAACACGCCTGAGCGGTCCACGAATGCGCGTCCCTGCTCTGCAGCCATGATGTCATTGAGATATCCCTGAGCATTAGATCCGGACGGAACTGTATAGGCAGCTGCACCGCCGAGAGTGACCGCTGAAGTCTCTATTGACTGCTGACCGACTCCTTGGAAAGCATCCACTTCTGGGAGTGCAAGAAGCTCAACAACTCGAGCAGACGCAATCTGTTCCGTGACATTCCATTCGTCTAGAAACGCTTGCGAAAGAAGATACTGGTCATCGATGGCTTGGATATTGACTAAGTCGTTGCCATCCAAATTGAACTGATAGTCATAATTGACGATGAAACCTTGAAAGAGTGACTCGGCAACATTCAGCGAGTTGTAGCGGTAGAAGCGGACTCGACGCATAGGTGCGATGCCGGGCTCATTGTTGGCAGGATCGTATGTCGGTGAGTCAGTGTTGAACGGGTTGAAAGCTCCATCGGCGAGCTGGTCATTGAGTGTGAAGTTCATGATGCCGGGAACGAACTGATCTCCGATGTCGCGTCGTCCTCGAGTGATGGACACATCAAGAACTCCTGTGGTCACATCAGCGAAGTCTGTCGTCGGTCCTAGTGGGTAGGTCGGATCGTCAAGAATGCCCTTCACGCTGGAGTCCAGCACAAAGCTTGAAGAGTCCCATCCAGTATCAATCTCTAGGAGATATTCACCCGACTGG